GGTGCGATACTCTGAGGAAGCAGGAATTAAAAATGTCCTAAACCATCTATCAGAGAAAGGTCTTATTGAGCCAAGAAAGCTAAGGGATTATATGATAATAAGAGATTTTGACAAGGTATTGGAATCTAACAATGGTAACTACACATTTACATATATGGACATATCCATTAAGTATGATGTATCAGAAAGAACCATTCAGAACATTATGTATAAGCACAAGCGTAAATTCAACAAGGACTACAATATTAGGTGATTACCCCATTTCTGCGAAAGATATGATATATTAATTATTAAATTTGCAAAATGAACAAATGGTATTCAATAGAAAACAAAGCAGATAATAGCGTAGAAATATCTATCTATGATGAGATAGGTGACTATGGAACATCTGCTAAAAACTTTATAGAGGAAGTAAAAGCTGTTGGAACTGCTGACATCACATTACGTATCAACTCTGTTGGTGGTAGTGTGTTTGATGGTTTAGCTATTTACAATACTTTACGTTCTCACAATGGGTATGTAAACATAAAGATTGAAGGCTTGGCTGCTTCTATATCTACTGTCATAGCAATGGCAGGGGATAACATAGAGATGTCAGAAAACGGATTCTTTATGATTCATAACCCATTTGGACAATCGGCAGGAGAAGCAGGAGATATGCGTAAAACTGCTGACTTACTTGACAAAATTAAGAATGAAATTATTGAGATATATTCTAAGAAGTCTAGCCTAACGACTAAACAACTTTCGGATATGATGGATAAGGAAACTTGGTTGTCAAGTGAAGAAGCAATGGAATATGGATTTGTAGATACAATTACTGCTCCTATGAAAGTTGCTGCATCTTTTGACCTTTCTAAATTTACTAACGTAAACGAGAAAGAGGTCAATGATAAATTGAAATTAAATAATAATAATAAATCAATTAAAATGACTGAAGAATTAAAAACTTGGTTCAACGGTGTTAAAGAGGAAATCTTAAACGCTGTAAAAGGAGAGAATGTTTCTACTCCTGCTGAAGAAGTTTCTGTTTCTATTTCTGACAATGAGGTTATCGTTAATAAGCTAGAAGAGCTAGAAGAAAACGCTAACTCTTTACGTGAAGAAAAAGAAGAATTAGCAGGTCTTGTTGGTGAGAAAGAAGGCACTATTGCTGACTTAACTAACAAGGTTGCTGATATGGAAGCAAAACTAGCAAAATTAGAAGCTACCGAAACTAATGTAGAAGTAGAAAGCGACCCTGCAATCAACGAAAGTGATGTTGTAGTTAACGCTTGGGATGCTTTTGCTAAATCAATTTTAAAATAATTAATAAATAATATAATATGGCTTTAGAATTAACAAGTTTACCAACTGTTGAGCAGTATGATGTAAACAGAGCAATCATCCAACCTATCTTTATGGGTCAGGATTATATGCAATATATGGAAGTATTACCTAACATTAAAGGTACTACTGTGATTGACAAGTTCAATCAATTAGGAAAGATTACAAAGGCTTTCACAAACGGTGCTTTCTCTGCTGAAAGTAGTGGAGATAAAGGTGCTACAATTACAATCACTCCTTCTCGTGTAGAAGCTGAGATTGAGTTTAGAGCAAACGAGCTTTTCAATAAGATGAAAGGTCAATTAATGCGTGACGGACACGAGTTTGATAATGTTGAGGGTTCTGTTGTTAAGAACATTCTTCTTGACTTAATCGGACAAGGTGTAAAAGCTGACTTCAATCGTCAACTATGGTTGTCAGATGTTGCTGAAGCTGATGCTGACTACGGTATCTATGATGGTATCTTCCAAGTAGCTAAAGAAGCGGGTGCAACTGCATTAACAAGAGAATATAGTGGTTTAACTACACAGGCTGACGATGCTGCTTTAGTAGCGGGTAATGGTCTTAAAATTATGCAAGGTCTTTATGATTCTGCTGCTCCTGAATTATTAGAAGCAGGAAATCACGTATTCTTTGTATCAGGTGATATCGCTGATGACTATATGGCTTCAACTTTAGAATCTTCTAGCTTTGCTGCTGCAGGTTACGGTGCTATGGTTAACGGTGTTCCTAACTTAACTTACAGAGGTATTCCTATCATTGTACGTAGAGATTGGGATGTAGCAATCGCTGCTGATGTTGCAGAAATCAACGGTTGTACTGCTGCTGCTGAAACTCACAGAGCTTTACTAACTACAAAAGATGCTTTTGTTGTAGGTACTGACTTCGATGAGAACTCTGTTGAGCAATGGTATTCTATGGATAACAAAGCATATCGCTTTAGAGTTGCTTATATGGTTGGTGTAGCGTTGAAAGACCCTAAACTAGCTGTATATTACACTCCTAATGCTATATCGTAATTAATTCAATTAATGGGGGATGAAATACTCCCCCTTAATTTTTAACTTTTAAATAATAATAAAATGGCAATAGAAAATTTAGTTGTAGTCAACTCTGATATTGAAAAAAGAGGTGGTCTAAGACACATTGCGCTTTGTGAGTTGGATAAGTTAACTCCTACATTTAGTAATACTACTGATGTTCACGGTGTTGCTTTAGCACAATCTGAGGATTTAGCTAACTTTGACCTTAAACAAGGTACAGGTTCTTTATCTACAAGCGGCTCTAAAGAAAATGGTGTTGTTATGTTTGAGCATACTATATCTTTTTATGTTCCTAACTGCTCAACTGAGCATTTTAGCAACCTACAAGATTTGCTAGGTAAAAGACTTGCAGCAGTAGTAGTTGACCATAATGACAACAAATACTGTGTAGGTATTAGTGAGGCTTACGGACACGAAACAGGAGTTAATGCTTTTGCTTCACAAATGTATGCTACATTGACTTCTATCGAAGGTGGAACAGGTGCAGCACTTGGTGAAGAAAACGGTGTTACTGTAACAATCTCTTGTAGTTCAGGTGAGCTTCCAAGAATTGTAACAAGTACAGTTACTGTTAATCAATCATCAGGAACAGTTACCTTATCTTAATATTTAACTAAAAAGGAATGGTTAGGGCATTTGCCCTTTCCTTCTTTTTTTATTATACTTGCAGTATGTATAAATCAAAACTGAAAGAAGGGCTTACTGTTTTTAACGGATTTAAAGTTATGTGGGCAGGAGCAACTCAAGCTGAACTAAAGAAAGTTTATGACTTGGGATTTACTAATTTTGTAAGCAAAGAAGATGCAAAACCAAAGAAAACCAAAGCAAAAGCAAAAGAAGAATCAAGTAAAGACAACTCCGACAAAGAGTAGTTTTAATACTAAGTATGCTTTTGTAAACTTATCTACCCCTACGGTAGATACTGAGGTTAAGGATTTAGACAGACTAAGAGAGGACTTTATTCCTTTTGGTAAGGATAACTTATTCCCTCAATACTTAGCTGAACTAAAAAGACAATCTTCTACTCACAGGTCTGTATTAGCACAGAAAACTACATTCACTACGGGTGGTGGCTTTATTACTGACAATGAAACTCTAAGTGGTTTTATTGAAGATGTAAATGCTAATGGAGAAAGCCTAAAGGATTGTTTTAAGAAACTTGCTGACGACTATTATACTTATGGTAATGCTTTCTTAGAAGGTGTTGTATATGATGGCGGTGTAAACTTCTATCATAAAGATGCTTCAACAGCTAGAGTTTCTAAAAATAAGAAGTACGTTTACTTTAACTCTGATTGGTCTAATTACAGAAAGAACAAAGAGAAAACTCAAAGAATACCTGTTTACCCACAGATTTCTAACAGCAGTTTTATTATACACTACAAGGACTATGAAAGTACATTTAACTTTTATGGTTTACCTGATTATGTGGCTGCATTGGAACACATAGCAATAGACTATGAGATTGGTAAATTTAACCACACATCATTTAAGAATGGATTTAGTCCTTCCGCTATTGTTACCGTTAATGGTGACTTTGGCGAATCAGAAGCCGAAAAGTTTGTTGAAACTGCTAAAGAAACACTAACAGGTAGCGGTAACAACTCAAAGATATTATTCCTTGTAAAGAATGGAGAGGATAGTCGAGGAACAGATGTTCAGATTATCTCCAACAAGGAAGATGGTGACTTCTTAGATTTACAGAAGTTAACCGACCAAAACATAATTACCGCTCACAGATGGCAACCTGCCTTGAGTGGTATCGTATCATCGGGTAAGATGAACAATACGGGTAGCGAGATTAGAATAGCTTATGACTTAGCTATGAGTACAGTTATTAGAGATACTACTAACATCTTGCTAGAGCCGATAAAAAGAGTTATAAATGCAGAGATGGGTATTGATACAAGTGACCTTACGGTAGCTTACGAACCACCTATCTCATTCCTTGCAGATATTGACCCTAAACAAGTATTGACTATCAATGAGCAAAGAGCAATGCTTAATAAAGACTTGCCTGAGATTCCTGATGGTGAATTACTTATATCAGACAGACAAACAATAACCGTACAAAGACAACAAGAGAATGGCTAATGTAAGACAATATGATAAGTTTGTAACACCTTCAGAGGTTATATCTACTGCGTTTACTAATCAAGCAACAGATACAGCTTTGATTAGCGATGCTATCCTTGAAATTGCTGAACTTGCACACATTAAGCCTGAGCTTGGTTTGGATATGTATGAGGAGCTAAAGATACAGAACGATAGCACAGGAACTCTTACAGCAGCCAACTCAATGCTTTTACAATACTACCTTAGACCTGCATTATGTTGGTTTGTTAGATTTGAGGTAATGAATGAGATTCAGTACAATACAACATCGGCAGGTTTAGTTGTTAACTCATCCGATTTTAGTACACCTGCAAATGTAGAGCAATTTAATCAAATGAAAAGTGATACATTTAGAAAGGCACAAGTTTTGCTTGACGATATGATTGCTTACATTACACATCAAGACCAAGTAAATAACTATCCTTTGTATGGTAAAGATGGAGATAGCTCTATGCCTGATACGGATATAGCTAGTAAGATGAACGGAATAATATTCTACTAATGGATAACGCAGTAACAGAAACGGTAAAGAAAGGTCTTGAGAAAAAGGTCAAAGACCACAATGAGGAGATTAAGGAGTTAAACCTTGATTGGAATGCAAAGGTTACTTTGAAGAAGTTAGAGAAGGTCTTTGAAAGAGGTTTGGGTGCTTATGAAACAAATCCTGAGTCTGTTAGACCAAATATGACACCTTCGCAATGGGCGTATGCTCGTGTAAATTCTTTTCTTTACGCTATGAAGAAAGGAAAGTACAGAAGTGGTAAACACGATACTGATTTACTACCTAAAGACCATCCAACTAAAAAATCTATGGAGGATGTGGAGAACGCTAGAAAGAATCCTAATTGTCCTGATGGTTGGGAACACCAAATGCCCGATGGCTCTTGGATGTGCGGTAAAGAACACGGAGGTGGTGGATATAACTCTTACGATGAGTTTGACGAGAATCAACTTGACCTTATGGATTTAATCAACGAGATGATGAGTGATTTAGTTTCTGAGATTAAGTCCGTTAAAAACGCTTTCTCTCAAGAGGAGATTGATGAAACATATACAGAGTACAAGAAGTCTGTAAATATGAGTTACTCAGAATTAAAAAGATGGTCTGAGAATAAATGTAGTAAAAAGGCTAGTTTAGGTAGAGATGCTATAAACAGAAACCTAAAACTACTTTCTAAGAAAAAAGCTGATTGGACATCTAACGATGCTACTGAAGCTAGAAAAGCTATTGCTTATATTGCAAGAGCAATAAAACAACCACAAGGCAAAGATGTGAGTAAAGAATGCCCTTACTCCAAGAACTATATTGCTTTAAAAAATTGGGCATACGATAGAAACAAATAAAATAAGATAAAATGGCAACAGGATTTTTAGATGATAATGAATCGTTGATGAGAATGGTAGGACACACCGTTGGTGATGTTGAAGTATTTACTACTGCCACTCAATCAAACAAAAGCTACTACTGCATACATTTCCCTGTGGAAAGTGTAATAGCAAACATTCGTGTTACAGGCTGTACAGGTGAAGATGCTTTAGAAACAACTCTACCTGCGGGAACTACATTGTTCTTGGGTAAGATAACGGACATTACATTAACAAGTGGTATTTGCATAGGATATACAAGATAATATGGCTAGTAACGAACATAGTAGTTTAGATAACTCACAGCTTCACGTTCCAAAGGACTTTAGCACAGCATCAGCTAATACTGTTCTTACAAAGAATGGTAGCAATGCTTTGGCTTGGGCAGATGACAACCTTAGAAGAACTCACTTCGTTAGAGTTAATGGTTTCTTTAGTAAAAGTACTACTGATGAGTATGCACCTACATATTCAGGTAACTCTACTCACGTTTGGGATACGGTAGTAACTGATGCTACTGCTGATGCACAAGATGCTGTTGCACAAGCACAACTATACTGCCTTAGAGATGGTTACATCAATGCTTTTGGTGGTGTTGTGGCTGCTACAAGTGGTAAGACTTTAAACTTTAAAATTTACAAAGGAACTCCTGTTGATGAAAGTTCTGCGGGTATTGACTTAACTCAATTAGGTAGTACAGCTAGTGAAGTTGGTGGTGGTAATACTACAACAGATGTATTCTCGGCAGGTGGTTTGGGTAGCACTCAAACATTCTCAGCAGGAGATATTATTATCGTTACTATATCAGCAGGTGCAGCAGAAGCAACAACAGCAAGGTTTAACGCTACTATGGAAGTAGTATATACAGAAGATTAATATGTTAGGATTAGGATTAGCTTTAAGTGTAGCAAAAGGTGTTATTGACGAAATAGGTGGCTTATTATCAAAATTAGCAAGAAGGTCAACGTATAGTGAGAATCTTGCTGATTCAAGAGCTGTTGTTTCTGATATAGATAGTTATGATTTATTAGACAAAGCTACTATACTACTTACACCTACTGCAACAAGTAATGCAAGGGTACACTCTGTAAAGACTTATACAGGTGATGAACTTTTAACTAATGGAGGCTTTGATTCTGATAGCGATTGGACTAAATTAAATGCTACTATAAGTGGAGGTAAAGGTAATTTAGATGGTGATGGTCAAACTGCTCTATTATATCAAGGCATATTAACTAATGGAAAGACATACAAAGCTACTTTTACTGTTTCAGATTATAATAACTTAGGAGAAGCTAGAATAATTGATGATAATGGTGCTACTAAATATACTATAACAAGCGATGGCACTTTTACAGTATATTTTACACATAATATAGCAACGAGTAATTTTTTATTCAGAGCTAAAAACGGTGCGGTATATTCAATAGACAACGTATCTGTAACAGAAGCAGACGCTGACTTTGACTTCGATAGAGCAAGTAGTGCTACAAGAATAAACTCTGATGGTTTAGTACAAGATATGCAGAGTATTACTGACCCTGAATTAGTACTTAATGGTGATTTTGAGGAGTTGGGTAATGAAGAAGTTACAGATGGAGATTTTCCTACACCTAATATAAATTGGTCACTTACCAACGCAACAATAGAAACTGATGGTGCAAGAATAAACAATACTGTAATTACAGGATTTTCAGGTATAAGTCAATTACTTTCAGGAACTTTAAGTAACAAGCAATTTATTCTTACTTATGATGTAGTTGCAACAAATGGGCAAAATTTAGTTTTGGACAATGGCACATCTTTAACTTTAAATACATCAACGACAGGAGTAGGAAAAGAATTGTATTTTGAATGGACTAGAGGAGATAATTATTTAGTAATTAAAAGAGCTGTTGCAGATACAGATGTAAGTCTATTAAAATATAAATCAGTTTTATCTGCTACAAAAGTGTGATTGTAAGCTTTTGTTTCATCAATTTCAATAAGAATGCCACCACCTGCACGTTCAAGTTTAGCTTTACCTGAAACAACTGTTGCGTCAAAAGTTATGTTATATGTGTTTCCGA